AACGTTGTATGCTTGGGTGTGTGTCGCAAGTATTCATAAAACTCCACTCCCAGCTTGATCTATATGTAGGAGTTTTGTTTCCTATATATTTTTCTGGGTTTTTGAGTATGTATTTGCCACGTGCGAATCGGCTCATATCAAAATATTGCGACTTTCATAAGTATCAGTAACTGTTGATACTTTGTATCCTAATGTACTAGTTTGTTCTCTGTAAGCGTTAAGCACTTCAGTAACAACTTTTGTTAACTGTACATCAGTTAACCCTTTTAGTGTGTCAATTAATTCAAACACATTAACATTGTCTATTCTTGCTTGATTTAATAATACAATAGCTGTGCTACGTGCGGCTGTTTCGTCAAATCCACGTTTTAAGAAAAAACCAACTACTGCATCAATTTGATTTGCTGGGAATGTTATTTGATGTAGAAAGAATTTGTCAAAAAATGCTCTTACTTCTTGTGAACTTCCAGTGATACTATTTGATGGTAAATTACTTAACATTGCTATTCCTTAAAAATCAATTTGAGTGGCATTTGTTGTTGTATTGCCTGTGCCAGCGGATGGGAATACAATATTTTTAATTCCACTTAAACCTGCCGCGGCAACTGCTATTGCTCCAGCCGTTAATATAGCATTACCCTCTTGTTGTAATCCAGCATTTGTTAAGCTCTTAGCGTTTTGATACGTGTTAACTGCTGTAATTGCGGCTCCAACAATGTTGCCTCTTTCAATATTACTTAAGGTATTTGCCACACCTGAAACAACACCACCTGGGCCAAATAAACTTGATGTGCCGCCGCCTGCCGCGCTTAATGGGCTAGGCATTTTGTCGTAGTGATCAACTGCAAAACCTTTGACTGCACCTGATGCTGTGTACCCAATGTCATATGCAACTGCTTCATAAGCTATGGTCATATTGTTTTCTGCACCTGCACTACCTTGATCACTTGCCTGTGGTTGGTCATGACTAAATGCTGTAATTACAGGATTGACCAATGTATAACTTACATATTCACGATTATTAAGTTGATATATTGTAATTGAATTAAAAAATGGTATAGAACTGTTATTGTCTAAACCATATTTGTTTCTAATAAAATCTGATGACCTCATAGCATTTCTTGAGTATGCACCTGCAAACTGAGCACTGCTTGGGTCTGCAAAATAATAGCTATAATAGTTTTGCCACAATGTGTTTATAAGGTGCGCTCTATCATCATGGAATTTAATATTGATAGGTTGAAAGTCGTGATCCATTGTAACAACTTTCTTTCTATTGTATTGATTAAGTGTTGCTGTTTTTAATGTAAATTTGGGTAAGTCTACACCCTTTACCAACAAGCCTAATTCATTTTGACTTTGATATTTTAAATTAAGAGTTTTTAAAGCACTAGTGTTGATGTCAAAAAATACGTGATATAAAAACTTAGCCTTTGGCGCAAGTCTAAAATAATCATCTTCAAAGGTGCGACTAGCGTGTTGCCAAGATCCTAATGTTCCTTTAGGATTGCCAACACCATTTATTAATTGATCTAAAAAGCCGTTTGATTTACTGGTCATACATTATTTATAGTATTAAATTAACTACGTACATAACTTTTAGTCGTTAAAAAAGGCTGTTGCCAGCCTTTTTTTGTTGTATTACTTACCGCCGCCAGTAGCAAGTGTATTAATTGTTCTACCAATTGCTGTACCAATACCAGTGCCTTGTGGGCTTTGGATACAATTATCTGGTTGAATTTGAATATCAATTGTTGCTGGACCTTGTTCACCGTAGCCCAATGACTGATAGTTAGCTTGAGTAATGTAGCAACCAAAACATTGCCATGTTTCTAATACTGTTGGAGTATTAGCGCCATTACCGCCATCTAACATTTCAATGGCCATTGTAAACTTGTAGTCTACACCAGATGCCGCAGAGCTTTGTTCAAAAAAGTCGAACTGTTTCTGTAGCTGTTCACCAACTAATTTACTCACTGCACCAGTAACGTCATCACGTAATACAATGCTTAGTGGTTGCCATGTTGGCTTACCTGCATAGTTGATTTTACTGTTATAGATTTCAATAACTTGGTTAGCAAATTGAACTTGTGGACGAGCCGCTGTTTGAACTTGCTTTGTTAGTTCAGTAGTTGGTGTGCTTACACCTAAGTTTTGAAACATCACTCTAAAGCGATATTTTAACTTAGGCATTAGCATGCCTTGTGCTGACGCACTAGCATCACTTGCCAACGGTACTGTAAATTTACTTAATGTTGCGATTGCCATATTCTTATGCTCCGTTATTGATATTTATTACTTTCATAGCCCTGCTATTTCACCAGTATTCTTTAGGCGTAATGGAATGTAGATGAACTCAACTGCCTTAACTGGTTCGATGGCAACATCAACATACAATTCGTTTCTATCGATTCTAGAAGGAGTATTATTACTGCTATCGCACACTACAATGTAGTCGTACAATGCTCGTTGTCCTGCCAATTCTAACAATAAACTTTCTACAGCATTTTTAATTTCATCACGAGTAATTTTATCGTTTGGTTCAAAAATGTATGGTTTAGCAAGAACACTTAGTTGTCTACGCAAGTAAACTACTAAACGAGCTACGTTAATACGATCCAACGCACTTGCGTTTCTTGCACGAGTTTTCTGTCCATAGTTAACTAAACCAACACCTGTTAAGAATGTAATTGGGTTAACTTTAACATCATACAATGTATCACGTTGTCCAGTGTTCAATGCAACTGCATTAAATTCACCTGTTGTGCTGTCAATATAACCAACTGCTGTTGCGTTAGTAATACCACCACGACGTGTACCTGCTGGTGCAAACCATGGATATGAAACGTTGTCGCTTAGAGCAATAGTACGTAACATCATGTGGCTTGGAGGAACAACTACGTTATTACCCAAGTTATCACTTGTATAACCCCATGGATAGAACATAGCCATGTATTCATCAAAGCTGGCAGCACCTAAGTCATTGTCTTCAAGAGCCAATGCTACGTTGTTACCCCAGTTGCTTAAACTTGTTGCATCTGGTGTTAAACGTGCTGGAGTATCTGCAACAACAAATGCTGTTAAGCCTCTATCGTAGTTCAAGCTAATCATTTCACCAATTAGCTCTGGATATCCAGGGGTTGCAATTAAGTTGAATACTCTTGCTTCTTCATCACGAATTTGTTGGTTAGCATTAACTGTTGCCTGTAACGCTTGAACAACAACTTTACGCTGTGCTTTACGACCAAATGTTCCGCTACCGTCTTCTTGATTAGCGGCTTCGCTTACCCAACGATGTGGATAGTAGTTAGCCATACTTTCGTGATTGGCTGCACGTAAATTATCTTCATTTAGGTCAATATAATTTCTGTGGAATTTCTTAACGTTAAATCCTGAACGACGTAGGTTCCATAGCAACATACCCTTTGGATATAGTGCAGGATCTGGAGCATCTGGATCTAAGTAATTGCTTGATAACAAGTCAACAATGCTTGCTGGTTGTACGCTACTACCAGCAACACCCCAACGTGCATCATGGAATAATACGCCATCTTCTGTTGTTTGATCTGCATTGTTAACTAGTGTCCAACGATTTGCAATTGGTGTGTTTGGCTTGTTAGCATCAAACTTGTAAATCAATGGATAGTTTTCAATGTCGCTTGTGTCAATCCAAATATCACCATTCATTAGTGCTGTGCCATCGCTTTGTAGTAATGGAACTGTTGCGCTAACAATAGGACCGTTTGGATCTGTTTGTCTAGTAGGATCAGCGTCATAGAAAGGACTTGTTGATGCTAGATATCCAACCCAACGACTTCCGTTATGAACCATAATATCTACTTCATCAACAACGCTACTGTACCACAATTTACCATCAGCTGTTAGTGTGCTTGGGCTAATAGAACTTGCTGTGTAGCGTAATGGCTCCCACAAACTTGCTAAAAATTTATGTGCTACACCATCGGCAGCATCATATAAGTTTTGTGTGCCTTGTTCTGTGATTGAATTGTAACCACTAAAACCTGCGGCTGTCATTGCATAGTTTGTTGTAACATCTTGAAGGAGGAAGTCACCACCCAATTTGTGGCTGATATTAATTCTATTTTGTGAATCAACTTCAGCTTCGATGTTTACTAAACCTGCGCTATTAATTGCACTTGCAAACAAGTCTGCATCGCTTGATGCGTGTGTTGCTGTAAATGAAATTTGAACAGCACTGCTAAATGTATCCTGTCCAACTAAAGTTTCTTTAATGCTAAATGTATACACTCCAGCAGTAAATTGTGTGTTAATTTTTGCTGATTTAATTGTTGTGTATCCAACAGCTGATTTTCTAAAAATTCTAAAACTAGCGTCTGGTGTTGTTCCTTCGTCTTCATTTGTTTTAACAAATAATGCACCAGCGGCAATTTTATCACCACCACCTGTAGGATCTAATGCGGCAATTGCGGCTTGACCGGTAGCATACAATGGAGCGGATACTGATTCAAATGTATCAGTTGCGCTGTTATAACGCTTAGTTCTCCATCTTGCACCGTCATTTGGTTCTGTACTCTTAATCCAAACGCTACCTGTTGGGCGAGCAGTTTGGCCTGTTCCTGCATTTTTCCATTGTGGAACTTGTGTATGTCTAGCAATTGACAAAGCTGGCAAAGAATAAGTTTGCGTGGTTAAACCAACAACGGCCCAATGTGTACCAGTTGTTACAATGTCAGCAGTTGCTGAATACAATTCTAATTTACCATTAACTTTGGCAGCAGTTATACCTGCGGTTTGCAATGGTGTGTTACCATTAATTTGATCAACTAATGATTGTAGTGTTGTTCCAGATGCTGTAATTGTTGTGCCATTAATTATATAATCATGACCTTGAGTAATTGCTGGATTTACCACTGTACCAGTGGCTGTTGGCCAGCTACTTGCCCATGCGCTAGTACCAACTTGTACCCAAGAACCTGTACGGTTTTTAAAGTATAATTTGTCTGCGTCTTTGTAAGATGTGTTTAAATCTGCTAATGCTACAATAGCGTAATCGCCAATTGCACCAATGCTACCTTTTGGAGCAAAATTTGATCCACTGTAATTTACAACTTTACTTTGCTCTGTAATTACAATTAGTGTTTTGTTAGTGAATGTTTGGCCATTTGTTGCAGTTCTTGGAGATCCGTTCCATTCAAACACACCCCATGATGTATTTGCTGTGTCTAACCAATATGTACCATTATCTGGATCAGCTTTTGGAGCTGCCGCGGCTGCGTTCAAATCGTTTACGTTAACGTCTGCACGAACAACATAAGCACGATTGCTAACCCCTAGTAAACTGTATGCGGCTTGTAGACCATACTCGTTTTGTTCACCAGCGTGAATTGGATTGTTGTTTGCATCTGTTTTAAATACGGGTGTACCAAAAGTATCTGACAAATCTTTTTGGCTTGTTAATAACCAAACTTTGCCAGCATTTGCTTTTAGTGTACCTGGGGCAATCCCTGTACCCGCTCCATTTTGTTTGTTTTCAGCGGACGCAACAATAACCAAAGGTACTGTTCCTGGGGCCGCTGGCGTATAGAAACTTTCATCGATAACTGTTACTGATACGCCTGGTGATGATAATGTAGCCATTGTATGGTCTCTCCTAAGATTCTTATCTAAATGTATTTAGTGTATTTTGATAAAATAACAGGCATTATAACACCAAAAAAGGTACCTAAAAGGTTAGGTAAATACAGTATGACTAGACCAATGTGTGTTTGCGGGCTAAGACCAGCCGCAATTAACTATAAAAAAGACAATAAAACTTTTTTTAGAAAAAAGTGTGAAACTTGTCTACGTCATGGGGGAGTTGCCCATGGTTTTCCCAAGTGGTACTTAGACGGTTACCGCCAAAAGGATCAGTGTGAGAAGTGTGGGTACAAAAGTAAACACAAAGAACAATTCAATGTGTTTCATATTGACGGGAATCTAAATAATTCCCGTCCTACTAATCTTAAGACAGTATGTGCGAACTGTCAGCGTTTACTACATAAGGAAGGGATTCTTTGGAAGCAGGGTGATCTTGTACCAGATCTTTAACTTGTGCAAACAAGTCATCAATACTGCCGTTATTGTCCAATACAGCATCAAATTTAGTGCCAACCCAAGCAGTTTCACTGGCGTGTATTCCAGCTTTTTCTAATTTTGTTTTACTAGTAGCCCAGGTAAAATTACCACGTTCTCCTGCATTTGCACTCACAGCCCAATCATACCATTCTGGTTCTGGACCACGAACAACACGAACTACAATCCCGCCTGCATCCTTGATTGATTTAATTTCGTTGGGGAAACGACAGTCACTAATAACAATATCGTCTTGACTGTTGCGTAGTTTGTTTTCTAATGCGGCTATCCAAATATCATCGTGAAAACTTTTACGACAAACCTCTGTGCCCCAATATTGCAGTACCCAACGTGGTGTTAGGTGTGGCATTCCTAAGCGTTCACTCCACCAAGGATCAACTTGTTCTCGCCATTCACGGGCCATTTTAGTACGACCTTCAAGCATAGTTCTGTCCCACCCAAATACGTGGCTTACAGCATCCTTAAGTGAATTTGCAAAACTTTCTCTTCTAAAACCGTGGAAATTTGTTAGATAATCGGCAATAGTATCCTTGCCAGAACCAATAAAACCGCACACACCTATAATCATAATGCCTCCTGGATATGACATAGTATATAACAGTTTTATTACAAGGTCAAGAAATTATACACCGTATTTGTTCTTTTTAGGTTTAGCTACTGTACTAGTCTTGTTGACATCAGCCGTTTCCAAACTACGATTATTGCTCCAAGTTTGGCGTTTGCCACCGCCCACTTGTTTGGCTGCGGCATTGATCATTTCGTTTTCTTCGTCAGTGTAAGGCGATAATAATGGGTCTCCGCCAATCCAGTTGTCTGCTTCAATTTTTGTAGGATAGTCAGGTGCACCAGCTAATGCAATACCCATTCTATAGCCCATATATGCACTACCTGTACTTTGATTCATTGCAGGAAAAGTAGTTGCATTTTTAATTGCGGCTTTGTGGTGCTTATGAATTGGCTTAGTTCCGCCACCTTCGCAAATTATATCGTATACTTTCATTTGTTATCCAATTACTAATGTATATCCAGTACCGCCTGGGATATATGTTTCTAATTCTTTATCTAATGCGGCTAGTTCTTCTTTACCTGCTGATTTTAAGTCTGCACCATTTAATCCGCCTGCACCTCCTGGTCCAGCGATTTGGCTAAACTTACCACGTGCTTCACCAAGCATAATTTTGCAATTAGCCAGTGTGTAATCTTTAAGCCATTGTGCGGCATACAAATCAGTTAACAAAATATAATCTGGTCTGTAATTATAACCACGAATTAAAATCTGTTCTCCATCACTAAATGGACGTTGTAAAATTCTTAAAATATGTGTAGTTGGACTCCATTGAAATTCAATGTAAGCACCAAACATACGTCCCACCATTTCTTGATATTGAGCAAACATATCGTAAGTGGCAATACCACCAAGCATTGTACTGTTTAACAAGTATGTATTAGTATAGGCTAAGTTGAATGGCTCAAATTGAGTTCCGCCACTGCCGCCCGCTGTTCTACTACCAATTGTTCTACGGAAAATACTTTGTACTTGAATAATTTCGTCTGGGAGCCTGTAATCGTTTTTATCAGCAATA